AAGCCCGCAGAAGCGGTGTTATTGTCATTATTAGCAGCGGAATGTACACCACAAGGCTACCGCTATAGCACGAGTGGGTGGTGGCCTCCTCTCTGGATATTTACAGTCCCGCCTGAGTAGTACGGCTGAAAAGCCCGGGACGAACCTGTGCCCCCCCTGTCCACCGCGCTACTTAAGACGGGCCACCGTAGTTTGCGCGCAACGCGGTGCGTATTTGGGGGCACTTACCAGTAGTTGGTGACCCGCGAGAGCACCAACGACCGGTACGCCTTCTGGCTCCTGAGCTGCTTGGGCACCGCGTCCAGCTGCGCCAGCATGGCGAACAGCTGGGGAGCATGGCGGTCCCAAACATCCGCCTCATGCATGGACAGCTCCTCCAGCGCGAACTCGATGTTCGCGATGCAGATCTCCCGCACCTCTGCGGGATCCGCCTTTCGCGTGTAGTACGCGATGTACAGGAAGCTGTCCAGCTCCAGCGGGCACAGGACCTGGGCGGCGGTCACGTCGACCACGAACCGCCTCTTCAAAAACGTGCAGTCCTCGAGACGCATGTAAGGCACCAACGTGGCGCCCTTGCGTCCAGCAGTGTACTCCAAACCAAGTTCTGCGACGTACTGCGCGACTGTGCACTGGTTAAAAACCGGCGCAACCGCGTCAGAAATGTTGGTGATGTTGTCATCGCCCAGCGTGAAACTGGAGACATTGTCCCAGTACGAGCAAGGGTTGCCCGTGGCGCGCGCGTAGGCGTAGACGAGACAGAACATGGAAAAGATGGAGTTGACACACGCGGTCATGAAGTGGCCGCTCGGCAGGCTCTTGTTCCACTGGTAAACAAAGAGCTGCTGGATGCCACGACCGCCAAGGTGCCTGGAATGAATCAAATCCATCCAGAGCACGTGCCTGATGCCAGCGTTCTCGTCGCCGTCGTCGTACCAAGACTGGATGTGATCCAGCATGAGGTACAAAAACTGCGGCTGCTGACTGGCGTCAAAGCGCTTGAAGTCGCCGTCAAAGCACTTGTCACCTTTCTGGACCAACGCCAAACGAAGGCGAGTCCAATCCTTGTACACGCAGATGCCCGGGCACATGCCGGAGCGCTCCCACTCGTTGAGCTGCGCCTGGACGAATGCACCAAAGTACTGGCGACAAACGACGTAGTACGCGAGCGGTGTGCCGGAAATGAGGCGCGTACGCACCTCATCAACCTTCGCATGTGGGAGCAGCTCGTCCTTCGGAAAGTCCGAGCAAATGTGAGCAAGACGCTCACCCTTCCTGGCGCACTCGATGATGTACTCACAGCGCTGGCGCAGCATCTGGGAGCCCTTGGTGGAGAGGTCGTACTCCTCACCCAAGCCAAAGATCTCCT